CAACAACACCTACTTCTTTTACTTTAATTTCCATTTGATTTGATTTTATGCAAAATTAAACAAAAAATAATTATGTTTTTTACCTAGGTTCAAACTCAGCTAGGTCAAACCCATCTAGACTATCCTCATTAGATTCAAAGCTCATAGGTGGTAAATTATTCTTTCTTTGATTTATTAGTTTTGATTGTTCAGAGTTTTGTTGGCTAATCCTGTCTGACTTAGCTTTTTCTCTTTGGTCTTCCCTGCTTTGAAGCTGCTGTGATTCCATACCTCTAAGCTGCATATTAAGACTAAACTCTTTATCCATTAGCCTTTCTTTTAGCATTGCTTCATTCTTTAACTTTTCTATTTCAAAAGCTACCTCTGCTTGCTTAAGTTGCATTTTAGCTTGAGCTTCTGCTTGCATTTTTTGCATAGATGTTTGAGCAGCTAACTGCTGAGACTGCATTTGTTGCTGTGCCTGCATAGCTTGCTGCTGCATAGCCATCTTTTCTTCTTTCTCCTGCTTAGCTTTACGTTTTACTTTCAGTAACTGATTAGCTAACTTAATATTTCTAATCTCACGAATATCAATTGCATCTTCAAGATTTATATCTCCTTTAGATAATGCCATTTGAATATTCTGCTCAAGCATTGATTTCTGCTCTTCATCAGGAGATACTTCAATAAAGATTCCAAAGTCATATAAGTATAACTCATTTATGTCATCCAATATAGATACATTATACTTACCTATCTTGTTAATAAACTCATCTTTAAAATCAGCATACTCTAATACATCACTTACTCTGTAAGATAAACTTTCAGCTAATGACCTATATACATATAAACTTCCATCTAGTATGTGCCTAGTTGCTGTGTTTGAATTAGCTGCTGCTAGTTTCTGTAGACCAACTAAAGCATTCGGGTCAGGCGTGCTACCATCTCTAGCCTCATTTAGTCCCGTTACATTTCTAATTTGGTTTAGATAATGATTATAGTTACCTATCAGCATTTGTGCTTTAGATGCACCTGAGTTTGATGTTAGTTGTTGTATTGGTACTCTTGCGTTGTTAAATTCACCATCGCCTGTATAACTTCTACCAATAACACTACCTGTTTGGAAATATAGCCTCAATGCATCTTCAGGATTATATGCCGCTCCTGTACCTAAATCTACTTCATTCAAACCATCAGCATCAATAAATACACCGTCAGGTACAACCTTAGCAATAACTTGCTGTAGTTTTAAATGAGTAATCTGAATCAAGTCAGCAAATGGTATCATACGTCTAACTAAAGACTCTATAACACCTTTATACATTCTTGGTGCTACAGCAACATAGTTAGGGAGTGCGTGCTGTGTAGCAGACTTCGGTCTTACCATATTCTCAGCCATCTCCCATTTAAGTATTATGTTAGTTCCCATAACCATAACACCATTATACCACACATCAATAGTTTTTTCTACTTTTTCAAATGACCCTTCCTCCATCATCTCTTCAGGTGGATTAAATTGGTCATCTTTTTCTACCATTGATATAGCTCCACTATCTTTAATCTTTTTCTTATATACAACCTTTTTAGTTGTCTTATAATTAAAGTACATTAGAGTGGTAGTATCTCTGTAAAATATATCGTTATCGTAATATTGAGCTACATTATAGTAATCATACCAAGATTGCCCATATTTAGATATTTCTTCTAAATCAGAATTTGTTAATGTAGGGTCTATTTTCTTTAGCTCAATAATAGGTACTGTTTTAATCTCACCCCAATAGAAACAATCTTTGAAGTTAGGGTCTTCGGTGTAACTATAAACAATGTTAGCAGGGTCTACATATTCAACCTTTACGCCTGCACCCGGCAAAAATTCAGTCTTAGCTACACCCATACCTAATACAGTAAGGTCATAATCAATTCTCTTACGAATATCATCGTAATGGTTTTCGTCAAACATTGTATCAATAGCAGTCTCTTCTGCTATCTCTATTGCAGGCTTGTAATTAAGTTGCATATACAATGCTAATTCTTCATCTGTAGATGGGAGTTCTTGTGGGTCTACTGAGAATGGATTTATTCCCATTTGCTCTTGTATATTTTCCAATATAGGCTTAGCAAGCATTTCACCTTGAATTAATTGTTGAAATCTACTTCTTTTAGATTGAGATAAAGCATCTTGAGAATATGCCTTAACCTTAAACAACCTGTCAGACATTCCGTTGACAACAATGTCAACGAACTTTGGCAATATAGGAACTGGTGTCCAATCTAGGTTTAAGTATGATAAGTCACCATCTACGGCTAACTCGTTTTTATATTTTCCTACAGATTGTTCTCCTCTTGCATATAGTCTTAATCTGTGAAATTCTCCCCATTGGCTGTAAAATCTACATTGTCTCCCGTCCTTCTTGAACCATTCATATTGAATTGCTTGTCCAATCTGTAAACCAAATTCATCAGTAGCTTTCTCAGCATCTGATACAAATTGACTAGGGAATCCTGTAGATGATATGTTTATTTTAACATCGTTCATCTAATAATTTCGCTAATATTTCCTTTATTGCTATACTTTGCAAAGTTAATCTTTATTTTTGATTGTTTTTTCTCTGCTACATATAGATGCTTCTGTGTAGCCATTATAGCTAGCCCTGAACTTATCGAAGCATCAAACTTAGTTCTATTTGTTATATCAAACTTAGCCCAATCCTCAAGTGTTCTAGTAAACGGCATAGAGCCTATATCTTCTGAATCTCTATATGTACCTTCTACATCAAACCCTACATACTTCTCTATATATGACTCAATAGCTGCTGCGTGTGCTTGCTTAACATCCTCGCTACTATTAGGTATTCCTCCAAGTTCACGTTCTGTTTTTGATAACTTATTGTATGACTTATCAGGTCTATTCATACAGAATCCTCTATATCCTCTATTTTTAAAATGATATAGGAGTCGTGGTTTGTTGTTCTCTATAAGTATTGGCATACCATAAAAAACGCAAGCCATCAACACCTCTTCAAAGAATATCTCTGCTGTTTGTGGTCTAGCTATATATTCTAAGAAAAACTCATTACTTGGTGCTTCATCCATATTGAACATTGTTACTCCGTGTAATGCACCATTAGAGCCTCCTCCACCTACAGTACCTGATATATCATACGAGTCACAACCAAATGCACCTATGTGGTCATTGCCGGGATACTTAATTCCATTCCTGTCAATCACCCTATTCTGCAAGTTCTTATTAGGTGTCCAACTTACATTAAACCTACCACGTTTATCAGGACTAAATACAACCTCACTATCCTTAACACCATTCTTCCAATGGAAGCTGCCTCTTGTTATATGATGCTCTTTTATTAATGCATCGTTATAATCTATCTGCTGATATATCTTAGTTAGATTAAATATAGACTGCTTGCTTTCATCCCTAAATGCGTGTGACTCTGTTCGTGGGAACTGACGATAAAATTCATTGAGTGCATCTGCATCGTTCTTTAATGACGATACTTCATTCTCCCAATAGTCTACAGCACCCTGAGATATCATTTCATTATCTACTCCCAACACAGGTTTAATAGGCTTTCTAAAAACAGGCATTCCAAATCTATCTATAAATCCTTCCATATTCCATTCCATTGGAATGAAAAGTGAATACATACCGCTTTTAGTTTGACCATTTGAGTTTCGGTTTAGTACATTAGAATCATTGTATAGCTTTTTAAAATTATCACCACCCTTGTTAAGTGCGTTAGATGTAGAACCCATCATACACTTACCTATAATCTTACTACCCAGTCGTAAACACGTTTTAGTTACTCGCCAATTATTTAGAATATTATTTGGCTTTATCCACTTACCACTTTCATCGTGAACTAGTAATAATAACTTCTCACCATCATAGCTGTTATCATCTGTGTTCTTCCAATCTATTGTGGTATCCAACCCAAACAACTCATCGTCATTTGTGTCGTACATATTTTTCTTTGTAATCTTGGCAGCAGGTATACGAAACGCAAGCTCCGTTTTCGGTTTATCCATACCATCCATAATAGGTTTGAAAAAAAATGGCAGTCTACTATTTATAGGTACAACCTTATCAGTAAACATCTTCTTGGCATCAGAACCTGTTTTAGATAATATGCCAACCCTAGCATCTTTTGCAAGTGTTCCCGTATTCACACATTCAGATGATGACATAAATGAAAAACCTGAACGTCTAATCTTAAGGTATGTCATACCAAAACTTCTTTTGTCAGCCTTGCAAGCCTCCCAAAATATATACAATATACGATTTGCTTCACGATAGTCAGGATACCCGACATCAATAGATGTCCATTGCAGATACATATAATGTGCACCTGTTATATATGTAGGTACACCATTGTTCATAAACCAATGCCCGTACTCTCTTGAATCAAACTCAGATTCAATATAATCTACCCACCTGTCTTTAAACTCAGACGGCTTATCGTTCCATTGGAATATAGATTGAATCTTTTGTAAGTCTTTTGGTATCTCTTCTCTCTCCCAATACTGCTCCTCTTTCTTACCACTTCTTTTGTATACTTTTTTTGGTGCTAGTGGTAATGCTATAGGCAATCCCTGTATAGAAACTATCTCACCTATCTCACCGGTCTTAGATATGATAACCATATCATACTTTTCGTCATACCCATACTTCCACGTTTTTGCCTTGTTCTTATTTTTTAAGACATTACTTGGAACGTAATCTTCCAATATGACGTATAAGTTATTTTGACCTTCGTTCTGCAAATCCTTGTTTTGTATCTATTTTGCTTTTTCCTTTTTCGGCAGACTCTAAAGCCTCTCTTTCTAGCTCTATTCTATTTAATATCTCAAATGCATCAAATATTGCTAGTTTCTTTGTAGCTGCTGCGTTTTTTAGTTTATCAGCAGCTAAGTCATCTTCCGGGTCGTGCTTTATTATATCTTCTTTAGCAACCTTTATTAGTTGCTCAACAGCCCTGTGACCTGCCTGAATAATTTTCTTTTTTGTTTCCTTTACGTTCATAAGCTCATTGTTATTTGATGGTCATACACCCTGTAAAGTTTCTCATCATCAACCGTAAACTCATACTCACTCTCAGGAGTAAAACTAACCCTATCCCCAGGCTTTAATCCCATAGATGTAAGATACTCGTTAGGATATCTCATTATACCTATAAGTGGCTCTTCAATACTGTTTTTATATATAACAGAATCTTCTTTTTTAATAGGTTCTACAAAACAATATCTATCGTATGCGTTCCAACCATTTTCGTTCTTATACATAAAGAACTGTTCGCTGTCTACAAAGAATAGGTCATCCTTAAAAAAGCTCCTACCACTTTTTTGCCTACCTTTCATATCATTATAAAACTTAAATACGTTGTGATGTACAAGTAAGGTGTCTCCTACCTTGACTTCTCCTGTGTAGCCGATTGGAAGCTCGACAACCTCAGCATATCTATTTGAAAACATATGGTCTTCTTCAGATGTGCTAACGACAAGCTCTAGTCCTGCTATCTCTTTTGTGTTGTCGTATCGTCTTCCTTTTAATGGCTTTACTATAAAGTAAAACGGTGATTTCATTAAAAGTTTATATTGTATTCAATAGATATAGGAATGGTTTCATTAAACTCTTTCCAAACAAATATCTCTTGCCCGGACTGTATCCATATCTCTATTGATTTTTTTTCTTTATTAAATTTAATTAAATGTATAGTGTGTGTATTATTTAAAACAGATTGACCTGTTATATAATGCATAGCTCCGGATTTATAATCAGGACCAATAGATATTTTCCTGATAATACTCATTAACCTAGCTTATATATTCTAATATCGGAAGATGGCACGTTAGACCAAGGTCCACTATTTGTGTGAATATATAACCCTCCTGCATCTACGCCTGAGCTATCTCTCATAATCTCCCAAGTAAGAACATCCCCTGCACTTACCTGTATAGGTAAAGTTAATTCATAAGGAAACATAATACCTGTATTTGAAAGCTCAACACCCTTAGTAGGTCCTGTTTGAACACCATTAAGTAATGCTCTAAATAAAGTTACAGTAACTCCACCTGAAGAGCCTTGTCTTTCAAAATTTCCATACCCATTAAACAAGTAAAGTCCTGCTTGGTTAAATGTAATGTTACCAAGTGCATCTAACATAACAGGGTCAGAAGCTGCTCCTTGAGCAGCTCCAAATGTTACCTGTAATGGGGAATCTAAGCCGCTTGGCTCTTGATTTGTGTTATCTATTGAAGATAATACCGAAGTAGAACTAATAGCTTTTAAAGATAAAATACTTGATATGGTGAAATTTTTAGTTAAATTTTCATTTTCAATATCAGTTCCAATTAACTTATCGTCTAATGTTGGAGTCTGTATTGATGCGTAAGTACTTATCTGTGCCATAGTCTATTCTTCTTTTTTTTCTTCTTTAGATATTTCTCCTGTTTCGATGTTAATCAAAGCATCTGTTCCGTAAGCTTCCATTAAACTTTTCTCTATGTCAGAGTAAGCTAGTTTAATTTGTTTTACACTTTCTAAAAGATTTTCCTGTGCAATCACAGTTTCTCCTAGTTGCATTTTTGCTTGATTAAATTCTTGAACTACTTTTTGTAAATTAGATAATTCTTCTTGCGTTAATTTTTCCATTTGATTATAATTTTAGTACAAATATAATAAAATTACTCAGACTCTCCTATGGTCAAAGTAACACTTGTTGGATTAATTAGATTATCTATTTCAGACTGAATGCCATCTTCAATACTATCTACCTGCTCCTCACCCATTGCTGACTTAGTCCAACTTACTGCCTGTTCGTTAGTTAGTTCATCAAAAGGAATAAAATCCGTTATCTCACTAGTATCCAATACTTGCGTACCAATACTAGTAGCTGAATAAGTAACACCTTCAGAGTCTGAAGTTCCTGTTACAATCCAATGTACATTGTACACTACATCTGTGTAATCTCCATCTTGTGGATAAGCGTCTACTGTTTTACAGTTCCAATCATAATTTGTCATAATTTTTCTTTTTTATTTTTTTAGCTTTACTAAGTTCTTGCAAAGATATGGGAATTATTTTCTTCCCTTTTGCTTCTATTTTTTTTCTTAATTCAGGTGTTAGTTTTATCATACTTCGTATGCTGGTAGTACGTAGTCTGTTCCATCTATATTGACTGTCAACCACGTGTCGGGTTCTGATAGGTAGTAAGTTTCATCACCACCACTTTTTACTTGAGCCTGCGTTGGTGTACCTGTCGTTGGTGCAGTTGAAGGACCAGCGCTTGCTGTATCTATTCTAATTGAATCGGTAACGTGTAGTTTAGCATCAGGATTAGTTGTCCCAATACCTACGTTACCGCTAGATGCGATACGCATTCTTTCTACATTATTAGTACCAAACAAGGTTGGTGTATTGTCGTAATTCCACATTGCTACAGAACTACCTGTGTTCCAAAATCTTAAACCATCAGTAGCTCCTGAACCTGTAGAACTTGATAATATCTGCATTGAATTAATAGAACCACCACCAACAGTAAGTTCATAGTTAGGAGAAATAGTTCCTATACCGACGTTGCCGCTTGAATCAATATATAATCCATCTGAAGTTGTAGAGTTTGTTCTGAGATGTAGTTCGTTATAAGTAGAAGCACTATTTGAATATCCTATAATCTGAGAAGCTGTAGTATTATTTCCATTTATGACTACACCTACGTTATTTGAAGTATCAAAAGACGCAGCGTATACGTTACTACTGTCTACACTTAGTTTCCAAGTTGCAGGATTAGTCGTTCCAATCCCGACGTTACCTGAACCATTTATTCTTACTGCTTCTATTTCACTTCCGCCACCACTGGGAGCAACATTAAATGCTAAACCGTTATTAAATCCTTTTATAGCACCACCAGAATTTATAATATTATCACCAGTAACTCTTATTAAACCATCACCACTTGTAGCGTGAACGTGCAACTTAGCACTAGGACTAGTAGTTCCTATACCGACGTTGCCGCCAGTTTTTAGGTACAAAGTAGAACTGTTGTTAGGTACGTCTATAAAATTAAAAGTCCCTGAATCTCCAAAATCAATTCTACCTTGAATAACATCTAATTCATCTTTATATCTTAATTGAGCAGAATGCGCTCCTTTCAAATCTAGTAAAGGTATTCCGATTGAATGAGTGGTTTCTAATATAAAATTAGCGCCTGTTCCGCTTGTGGACTCTACGTGAAGTTTACTATCTGGACTAGTCGTACCAATACCAACGTTGCCGGCGGAGTCGATGCGCATAAGTTCAACAAGACTTTGGTCTGCTAAATTTGCGTTTGGAACTGAACTAAATATTAAATCGCCGCTTATGTTAGTGTCTTGCGAAATAACAAAACCTTTTGCTCCTCTAGTTGTAAATGTATTAGAGTTTGTATTATCAGCACTAAATGCTATAAACGGCGAACCTGATGAAGACATTGCCCCTAAAGTTCCGTAGTATTGTCCACTTTGATTTAAGTGTCCAAACTCAATTGAACTTCCATTTTGTCTTGAAGTTAATTTAGACTGAGTTTGATTGGACGTAACGCCAATTAAAACTTTACCTCCAGAGGCGATACGCATTCTTTCAGATGCATTTGTACCATTTCCTGTAGCTGCTGTTCCAAAAGTTAAATCTCCATATCCGTTTATTTTATTTTTAGAACTATCTGCAACAATGTTTATTCCTACTCCTGTAATATTGTTACTTCTTGTTAACCTAAAACCTGTCGCTCCGGAAGGTTGGTAGATATGTAATCTACTAGCAGGACTATCCGTACCAATACCAACGTTGCCATCAGGTAATATACTCAGCTTAGTGGAATCATCCATTGAAAAGTGCATACCATACCCGCTGTTTGCACCTGTAACATCTATTCTTGCACCTGCTGTACCTACAGTAAGTTTTCCAAACACTGTTGAACTATTAGACCACCTTAACGCTTCTCCATTTACACCGTCAATATGAAGCTTAGTAGTAGGACTAGTAGTTCCTATACCTACGTTGCCGCTTGAGTTGATATACAGTCTATCTGTGCTATTTGTTTTGAGTGATAACGTATTACTTGAGCTGTTACCTGCTATTTTAGTTGTATCAGCACCCCAGCTTAGAGTATAGCCGTCATCAATGCGGACATTACCAACTACGTGTAACTTCTGAGAAGGACTAGTAGTTCCAATACCTACGTTACCTGGGAAGGTTGAGTTTGTAGAAGTAAATGTTCCAATAAGTGAATCTCCACTACTCAACATTTTTAGCTGACCATTCCCGTCGTTTTGTATTCTTGCAATACCACCGATATTACCAAGTGCAATATCGCCACCAGCAGTTGCTTTATAGTATGTTGCATTTACATCACCTGCAAAAGTTGCGTTACCAGTATTAGTGTCAAAAGTATGCTTTACTGTTGTTGTATGATTTCTAAAGTAAATTTTAGAATCATTGTTATTAAAGGTTGAACCAGGTGTTTGTATTAGTGTACCAGCAGTTACATTTGAGTAAAGTGTATCTGTACCATCAGCACCCTGAAACCAACTTCTTGACCTTATCCTACCGTCTACATCAAGCTTTTGACTAGGACTAGTAACACCAATACCAACGTTGCCGTTTCCAGCAATGCGCATACGCTCAACATTATTCGTTCCTAAAATAAGCGGTCCATTATAATAATTTATAATATTTGCCTCGTCTGTAGTAGAATTGTTAAAAATTTGCAATCCACTAATAGCAGAGCCGCTTTGAACCGTAATTGCAGAAGTTGTAGTTCCAACAACTGTTAATTTACTTACAGGACTAGTCGTACCAATACCAACGTTTCCTGTAAAAATTGCAGACATATCGTGATTTAAAGTCAATGATGTTCCCCCACCAGTAACAAACACTATATTAGAAGTGCTTAATGTAGCAGTATTTTTTATTATACTCCAATTGTTGCTACTACCTGCTGTGTCATTTTTAATTGCTAAACCTGTTCCATCTATATTTAAAGATGCAGTATTTGTATATAATCCTGTACCACCTAGACCTACATCACCTGCAAAAGTTGACATTCCTGTTGCAATAGTTAATTCTGTGACAGCAGATGGTTGTAAATAAATAGGTTTATTTTCCCCAGTATTATAATCTGACTGAATTAATAAAGCATCTGCTGCTCTTATATATGCACTGGCAGCATCATTTGTAAATGTTAATTCATTACCATTTATATTGAGGTCATCTGTAATAGTTACATCACCTGTTACACTAATTCCTGTGCTTGTGGTTTCAAACTTTTTAGAGTTGTCAAAAAATAATTCTACAGATGAATCTTGGTTTGCTCTAAGTGAAATTTCAGAAGTACCATATTTAGCAACTACAAAATCATCGCTATAGTATAATAATAAATCTCCTACTCCTTTATCTATTATATATGAGTTAGAGCCATCGTGTCCTATTTGTAAATCATCTCCTGTCCCCCAGTAAGAATATACACTGTCTCCATTTTTAATAGAACCAGTCATTGTACCACCAGCAAGCGGTAAGTAAGGACCACCTGGTAAACCGCTTCCACTTACCCAGTTGATACCAGTACCAGTAGAAGTTAAAACCTGCCCTGATGTTCCTGCATCTCCGCTTGTATCTAAAAACTTATCTAGTAATTGTAACTCTGTGCTTATTTTTTTAATTTCTGCCATATCTTATGCGTAAGTTGAATTGATTGCTGTTCCTGTTGCTTCTACTGTTACCCTGGGTGTGTAGGATTTTGTTCCGCTTGTTGATTTAAAAGTAAATGTAATAGTTGTAGCGTTGGCTGAAGCTTCAACATCAAAATCATTAGTTCCTTCATCTATAACTTTTTTAGTAACCCAAGTACCACTACCGTTGTAACAGCTGTATACTATCTTTTGATAACCTCCAGAATGCCCAAAGCATATAAAAGTAAATCCTGCAGAAGCACCGTTATATCCAGTTGTTAACCCTGCTACAGCGTTACCAGTCGTGTCTAACGAGCTATAGTTTTTTGAATAAGTAACTACGCCACCTGCATTTATACCGTCTGATACAGTTAACTTATACGAAGGACTAGTCGTACCGATACCTACGTTGCCGGAAGAATCAATGCGCATTCTTTCTGCAGATTGAGCGTCATCAACTATTAAAAATGAATTAGATGCTGCGCCTAAATAGTACCTACCTGTACCACTTCCGGTTCTTTCTAAATATAATTGGTCGGTACTAGATGCTACTGCAATGTGTAATCCCGAAACATCATTAGCAGGCGAAGTAGTACCAATACCAACTTTGCCGTTTAAATCAACTGTAACTCTATCGGTATCTGATGTTCTTAATGCTACACCTGTTCCATCTGACCTTACAAGACCTGAAGTAACTCCTGTTGTGCCTGTAATTGCAAAGCCTTTTCCGTTAGATACGTTAGTTCTAATATTTCCTACAACTTCAAGTTTCATACCTGAGTTAGGACTAGTAGTTCCTATACCTACGTTGCCATCGTTAGTAATACGCATTCTTTCTGCTGCGTTTACAATAGTTTGAAGACTATTATTAGAGTGGTCATATTTAATAATTCCAATATCGTTATTACCACTATCGCCAAATACAAGTCTTCCTGATTGAGTTGCTCCTGAAAGTATTTGAATACCTGATATTGCTGAACCATCGGCAACTATTTGATAAGCTGTATCTACCGTTGCTCCTGAGCCAGTTCCAACGTGTAATTTAGTAGCAGGACTAGTAGTACCAATACCTACGTTACCGTTTTCTTGAATACGCATTAATTCAGTGCCGTCATCGGCGGTACCATTTGTTCTAAATCTATAACTAGAAGTACCGCTATTATTATCTGAGTCAATTTGAAAAATCATTGAATCAGCAGAAATTAATCTACCTCCTGCTACTCCAGATTCACCTATTTTTATAGTGCTATGAACTTCAAGTGGTTGTGAAGGACTAGTAGTACCAATCCCTACGTTTCCTGCTCTAGTCATTGACACAACATCAGTAGCAGTTGTTAAAGCATCATTAAATGCTCTAAACTTTAAAATTGATGTTTCGGATTGAATACCCCATCTTTTTGCATCAGCAATTTGGTCAACTTCTTCTAATAGTAGAATAGGATTAGCGTGAGTTAAATGCAATAGTGTTTGTGGTGCTGTCGTACCAATCCCGACGTTGCCTGCTGAGGTAACACGCATTCTTTCGGTCTCGTTATTTGCATCTCCGGTTATGAAACTAATAATACCGTATTCTGAGGCTAGTTTTAGATTGTTTTCACTATCGTGGAGTTGAATGTAACTTCTACGGGTTCCGCTTTGTACAAAGCTAATATATGGACTTCCGGCTGCGTTGCCGCTTTCTAGTCTTGCAAGTTCATCTCCAGTACTAACTACGTGAAGCTTTGCTCCAGGGCTAGTAGTCCCGATACCAACGTTACCTGTGAAATAAGAGTCACCTGTGCCTTGGACAGCTAATGTACCTGCAAAAGTTGCGTTTTGTGATGAATTTATTGTAAGAGCTGTAGTACTTCCACCAGTTCTAACTACAAATTGATTATCACTTTGCAACTCAAAACTATCACCACTATCTACATATTGAATATATGCTTTTTGAGCTCCTCCTTGTGTAAATTGTAAAAATGGACTACCTGTTGCCGCCCCTGCTACCGTTAGTATATTTGTTGCATTTACATTACCTGCAAAAGTTGCGTTGTTACCACTAACTGTTATTGGTGCATCTGTTAAAGTATTAGATGTACCTGAACCTGACCAAAGAGCGACTTTTTGACCTGTACCAGACCCGTCTAATACAGAAGAGTTATCTACTTTTTCCCAAGCGTCTGTAGCTCCTTGCTCTACAAATACAGCCCAGTCACCAACTTTCCAATCAGTTATACCATCTAAGTTAGTAGAACCATCCGTTGATACTATATAAAAATGACCTGTTGTACCTGACCCACTTGCAAGTGTTGGTGTATTTGTAGCCGCATCCCACGTTCCTTGAAATACTAAACCTGCAGGTATTGTACCTATTAAATTTTGTACAAATGCTGTAGTAGCTACCGTAGTGTCGTTTGTTGCGTTTGCTTTTGTTACAGCTGTAGTTGCTGTGTTTATTGTGCCGTTTAAATCACCTGAAAAAGTGGTTGCAGTTGCAGTTCCTGTTACACTAACGCCTGCACTTGTGGTTTGAAGTTTAACACTATTATTGTATCTTATTTTTACATCTGCGTTTTCATTTATCTGTATTCCATTCTCACCGTTACTTGCATTTAGGTTTATTTGGTTCGAAGAAATATTTAAAGTACCTGTACCTGTATCAGCAATATAACTATTAGAACCGTCGTGGTATATTTGAAGGTCAGCTGCTGCTCCTAATCTTATTCTACTATTGTCTACAAGGTTTATATTACCTCCTGATATCTCTAATCCACTTGACGCTCTTATTTGACCAGTGACATCTAATTTAACTCCAGGACTAGTAGTACCAATACCTACGTTGCCGTTATTAAACCAAGAAGTTCCATTACCTCTAACACTAAATAATTCCGTTCCATCTTGCTTTCTTATAAGTAAAGGAGCATCTCCTGAATCACTACCTGCTGTTACAACAACTCCATTAGAGTTATTTGTATTTTCAAACCAACCTGCCCAACCATTAACATTAGTAATTGAACGAATACCACCTATTCCGGCAGCATTAACATCTACTTTGTAACCAGGACTAGTCGTTCCAATACCGACGTTGCCGCCGTTGAAATGTGAATCACCATAAGTTCTTATGTTTACAGTTTCTACACCACCGCTTTTTCCTACTACAAAACCACCTGCGCTACTTGCTCCTATCTCATAGTAATTAGAAGTATTATAACTAGCTCTAATTCTACCAATGACATCAAGTTTTTGTTGCGGACTACTCGTCCCAATACCTACATTACCGTCTTGTTGAGCTGTTATGATAGGAGTTGAATTATCAGCTGTTCTAGATATAATAAATTTTTCCGTACTAGCTATACCTGTATACCAACCAGCTGTATCATCTGTATTTGTAAATTTAATAAAACCACCATTAGCATCTCCTTGGTGGAGGTACAACATTTCATAATTAGTGGATTCTATTCTTACCTGACCGTTTACTTCTAGTTTTTTAGTAGGACTAGTCGTTCCTATTCCTACGTTACCGTTATTAAGTATATTGAATCTGTAGTTGCTGGCAGTTTCGTCCCATATAGCTAAACTAGAATTTAAAGCAGATATAACAAATGTATCTCCTCCTCCATCTAAACGAACTGATGGATTTGTACCTGCTAAATTTAAACCTCTAAATCCATTTCCTAATGATTCTGAATAGTATAAATTTTCTGAACCGTCTACAACGTGAAGTTTAGCTACTGGTGATGTAGTACCAATGCCTACGTTTCCTTCTTGAGTAAGTCTCATAACTTCTCCAACTGTCCCTGCGTTAGCAGTGTGAAATGACAAGTCGCCTCCTTGTGCTGAATCAGTATTTACTTCTACATCACTTCTTATTCTTGCGTACACAGCCTCTGTAGCATTAGCTGTGTTAAAACTAAAATCTAAAAATGATGCAGCTGCTGTTGATGAATTGGGTCTGTGTAAATTTAATATGCTTCCCCCATCCTTACTAATATCTAAGGCATAGTTAGGACTCGTAGTCCCGATACCTACGTTGCCACTAGAGGTGATACGAACACGTTCTGTATTTCCTGTTGAAAAAGAGTGGCTACCCGAACTATTTCCTGAAGACTTGTAATCTACATTCGCTCCGTCTACTGTTAAATAAAGGCTTTGAGTAGAGTGTCCTATTCTTGTTTGATAAGTGCCGTCAGCTCCAACAACGTGTAACTTGCTTGCAGGACTAGTTGTACCAATACCGACGTTACCGGATGCATTAATACGCATAGCTTCAGAAGGCGCTCCTGAGACATCTCCTTTTGTAGAAAAAGCTAAACCAGTAGTGCTTCCGTAAACACTAGTTTCATTGACTAAATTTATACTAGCTCTTACGGAATTAGCAGCAGAGCCAGAAGAATCTTTGCTAAAATATTCTAAAGAAGCAATCGTTTGTCCAATAGTCCAACTTGCATCTCTTGTCCCCGTTATTCTAAGAGTTGGTATTGAGTCTGAGATATCTAACTTAGCCCCTGGACTAGAAGTACCAATCCCAACGTTATTTGTGTCTTTTTGAATAAACAGTCCGTCTGTTCCATCAGCTCTCAAGTGCAAAGAGTTCCACCCAGCACCCGATGTGTCAATTCCGTTTATCCTATACTCGTCAGTACTTTGTATTGTTAAACTTATTCCTGTAGAACTATCTCCAGCTTTAACTGTGCCTTCAATATGTAACTTAGCTACAGGACTAGTCGTCCCTATCCCTACGTTACCTGTACTGGTAACTGAGACCCTATCATTAGACCCGTCTCTAATAAGAAGAGTAGACCCATTAAGTCTAAAATCATATTTATTAGAGTCATTCTCTAATGAAAATATATTAGAACCTCCTGAACCTGAAACCTTTATATGCAAAGGTGATGTAGGGCTATTTACACCTATTCCTACTTTGCCGCTATAAACGGCATTGTCTATTATTCTAATTGGCATATATTTTTATATGGACTGCACTAACACTCTAAATTCATTTGTTGCAGGTGGCTGAGCTACATCTATTGTTAATGTATCTACAGTTGTTCTTTCAACAGTACATTGAACCGTATCGTACGGTGAAATGTTAGAATATATTTGCGTTATTACGTCTCTTGTATTTAAGCTATGTGTTATTGTAAATGAAGTAGCAACCCCATTTCCAAATGATGTTTTGTAATTAGTAGCTCCTATACAAGTATCTACTGCCGTACAGAAATCAGTTACCTGAGTAGATGTAATAGCTATATCAACATCAGAAGCTGATGTGACTATACCTTTGTTGTCTACAGTAACCTGAGATACTGAGTTAGCATCTCCATATGTCCCTGCCGTTACCCCTGATGTAGCTAACGAAACAGCTCCAGCAGATACACTAAGTCCACCTGCTGTTGGGAATTTTGCAAGACCTAAAGTAGTTGCAGTTGCAACATCAACATTGTTCTGTATGTCTGTCCAATCTGCTTCACTAGCAGGATTATCTTGCTCAGCAATAATTAAATCACCAACTTCTAAAGGAGTCGACCAAAATCCACCACCATCACCAGCAACAGTTACTGCATATGTCCATCCTTTTAATGCAGAACTATTAGGTCCTGAACTAGAAGCATCATATCCTCCTTGGAATATAAGAGCACCTGAACCAGCAAATGTTGTATCTACATAGTTCTTTGTTGCCGCATCTTGATTAGACGTAGGGTCTGTAAGAGATACAATCTTATTAGAACCCATATCTATATCAGCAATAGCTGCACCCCAAGCACTTACAGGTATATCATCTACTACCTTAGTTCCTTGAGTTGTTTTAGAATCCCATATACCTACAATAACATCTGTACTTGGTACAAGCGTAGCTGTATTTGCAGGCAGCTCCCCAAGGGAAAGACTAATTGTTATTTGGTCTGTATTTGCTCCTGCTGTAGCTATACCTACATTACCAACAATAGTTAATGTGTTTCCATCAGATATCGTTTGGTTTGTTCCTGAATCTCCTGCAACAATAAATGAGTTCATTGTACCCGGAGCAGGTCCTGCTGTAATCGAGGTAACGTGACCCTGTGCATTTGTAGTTACAGATGTAGGATATCCATACGTTCCTGCCGTACCATAATCATCGTGGTTTATAGTAACCGCTCCTGACGTTCCTCCTCCATTTAATGCAGTACCTGCAATTACTTCAGATATGTCTCCCACATCATTTAATGCAATCCAAGAAGTACCATCATAATAGTTTATACTATTTGTGGTGGAGTTATAAATAATTTGACCTTCACCTAGTGGTGTAGGATTTGATGCAAGAACTTGTAGTAACGAGTTCTGTAATTGATTACCCTCTAAGGATATGTTGTCTAAGAATCTAAGTGCCATAGTTTTTTTTAATTCATATAAGCGTACCCCGAAAATGGAGCACTAAATGTTATTGTTAATTCGTTTTCGTTAATATATTCTACTGACCCCACAACAGCAGTATTTCCTGAATCTACTACAGAAACAGATGGGAACTTGTCTAAATTATGAGTAACACTCCAAGTTGAAGATGCTACACTTTGAGTAAAAGTAAATGTTTTGTCAGTATTACTTTCTATGTCATAAAGCAATAAAGATATAAGATAATACTCTTCATCTTCTAAACTTCCATTACCAGACACATACTCAAGTACTATGTCGTAAAAATTATCTTCATCTACATCTTGAGTAGAACTCACCCATTTATATACTGCCCATTTTGAAATGTCATTTGCATTCGTAACAAGTACAGTAGAGCCAATTAATGGATTAGTGTAAAAAGTATACACGTCCTTTGCAGGAATTGAATACCTACTCAACAACCAAGTAGTTATACTTGAAAATGGTATCTCATCTCCTATATTGCTTTGAAAAGATACAGTCCCACTCCTTCTTGGATTAAATGCATCTACAGTAGCTTGATACTGATATCTCAAAGTTTGAGATTGTATAGAGGCTGAATTATTTAAATACTCAGCAACCTTATCTACTGTAAAGTTTTTTGTAGCATTTTTAAAATTAGCATCCGAACCAATCCATTTATCTGAACCTACAATATTTTCATCTATTGGATATGTGCTTATTAATGCCATTAGTATAATTTACTTACTTGCAAATATAAAACTTTTATATTTATCTTTGCGATATGAAGAACCCACAGCTAATCATTTTTATAGCACTATACTCAATTGTTGCTACAGTTATTATAACTAATTTAATATTTGCTGAAAAAGCACAGCAAAAAGTTATATTGCCACAACCTAAAAAAATATCCTCAGATACAGTTTATATAACTATAGATAGCTTGGATTCTAAAAGAGATACAATTAAATTTTACTATGAGACAAAAGTTAGCAACTACCATATTCTACCTTCTTCTGAACGTATCAGCTTATTCGCAAAGCGTATTAATCGATAATCAAACAGGAGATACTTTAGTTACCATCACTCTTGAGCAGATGGATAACATATACGTTGAGCTAATCCAAAAGGATAGCTTAATGGAACAGGCTATTATAAGCTCTTCTAAGGAACTTAAACTATATGAGCTAGTAACTATTGCAGAGAATAACCTAAAGTCCTGCGAGAAGGTCTTAAAAGACGTAGGAGACAGCAATATCTATTTGTTGTCCGAGAACAAAAAAAAAGATAGTAAACTTAAGAGGACTAGAAAGGTTGCCATATACACTACTATTTTTGCTATACTTAGTATCCTTCTTTAGATACATCAAAACTTGGGCAAGCCTTGTAAGACGTAAATTCATTGTGACCGTGAACGGTGCTACCCGGATATCTTCTTTTTAATTCATCTATAAGCCATATTAATGCTTCTTTTTGCTCAGGAGTTCTTGTGTCTTTAGGATTCTTAAATGATTTATCCATTCCTCCCGCGTATGCGATTCCAATGCTATGCTTATTCTCACCCCTAACGTGAGCACCCACCTTTGATTCGGGTCTGCCTACTTCAACCGTTCCGTTTAATGTTATGAGATAATGGTATCCTACATCTGAGAAGTTTCTAGCTAGATGCCAAGTTCTTACCTCTCCTACTGTCACGTCTCTACCTTCAGGGGTAGCTGTGCAATGCACAATAATTTTTTCTATTTTTCTCATTTGATTTCCTTCTTAATATCTTTGATTTGTGTAATGGATTCTTTAAACTTATCTATAAACGAGTACCCTTTTAGAACTACCCAAGATTCATCCATTGATTTTACCTCATTTAAAATGAGGACCAAAGATACTATTTTAGTTGAAAAAAAATCAAAATCTAAAATACTTTTTATTAATTCGTTTAATATTAACGTATCTAAAAGGAATACTAAGATAACAACACCTAAATAACCTATTGTTTTAGGAACATATCCCTTTCTAAAATCTCTACTAGTTACAGGCTTGTTTTCCTTATTAGCTCTAGCTATTCCAAATATTGTATCTAAAATTGTAGATAGACCTACTACAAGTAGCAATCCACCAACCGGTGCAAAAAATAAATATAAACTTTTCAATATGCTACTTATAGTTATCTTCATTATACTTTTACTGATACATTATCTAGCGTTACAGCACCTGATAAATTTATAAACTGAATCCCCATATTTCCACTACCTGTATTTACTGTAGCGGTGTAAGGTAAAGTAACAGCAGTTGTTGGTGCACTACCGGCAACATCAAATCTGTAGTCAACAACTCCACTCCCTTCAAATTTCACTTCAACTTGAGTGTTAGCAGTAATATTACCACTAATCTGATAAGCACTTCCTCCTAGTGCTAGCGTTAGCTGTCCGCCCGATATACTTCCACCTGCTCCCCCAATAGTCCAATCGCTATTTGTAGCGAAATTTCCATTAATTATGAGTTCAGTACCGCTGTCTGCTACACCTTGTCCGGTTAATGCATTTGATATGCCTATTAGAAGTCCTTGCATTTACCAAAGAGCAATAATCTCAGATGCTGCTGTTCCTGTTGCGAAAACTTTTACAACCTGTACAGGAATAAATCCTACAGGTGTATTTTTAAATGTAACGTCATCTCCACCTGCTGTTGTAACTTTTAAGTCTCCTGCAACGCCAATGTATAAAACACAACCATTATTTTCCCCATCTCCTCCTCCAGGACTTGGTATGTTAGCTGTGTCTGATGGCGTTACTGAAGCTGCTCTTATTCCTTGTAATTTTTGATATGCCATAATTTTTTTTATTTACAATATTTTTTTCCTAAACAAGAGATTTTTCTTACTTTTCTTCCTCTTCTTTTAGCTTGTCTTTTAGCTTTCTTAACAGGGTCTCCAAAAAAATTAGATTCTGCTAGTGGTGTTGATTCTCTGTATGTCATCATAATCTTATTTATTATAAGGGAATATTCTATTTAGTGTATCTTTTCTTTCAGCACATCCACAAGACTTACCTGTGGCTTTAGCTACCTTGTCTACAACTTTTTTTATTCCGGTTGCTTTTGTTATTTTTTCTACTGTATCTCCTAATCCTTTTGATTTCATTTGCATTTACATTCTTTATTTGGACACTTGGTCACGTCAAACATAAGACTCAACATAGTAGCATTCCACTTACATTGGAACTTGCACCACTCGTGTTGAATCCACATACCTGCTTTTATTAATAGTTTTCCCATTGTTGCAAATATACTAATATTTTCCTTGTCTACTTTTTGGTGAGCTCTTAGTTGAACCACCTTTTCCTGCCCATAATTTCTTACAAGACCAATAACGTGCACTTAACTTATTTGTTGCTGTCCCGCACTTATGTCTAGCCTTAAATGACTTGCGTGCAGCAGCAGAATAGTTATGACCATATCCCTTAGCACCAAAGTGAATTAACTTTTCCTTACCACCGGCACAAGCCTTAACCATTTTTTTCTTACCTGCTCTATCGGACCTCATTACCCGATTGCATTTCATCTTACTTTTAGTTGCCATTATCGCTTTGTAAATCTCTTAGTTACTCTTCCTGCCTTAGTGTTAGCCACAACAGTCTTACCTTTTCTTCCTTCACTTTTCTTCTTACGAGCCGTGGTTGCTCTCTCAGACTTAGTCATAGACTTAGCCTTAGCTAATGGCAGACAACGGTCAGGGTTCTTCTTATCCTTGCTTGTCCCACAAGCACCCTTTATCGACCCATCTGTTCCGATGCGTACCCACTTCTCATCTCGCCATTTTTTTAACTCGCCCATTAGTAAGACTTCTTCTCACTTCCGTAGTATGGGTTATTCTTTAAGCTCCCTCCTGTCATTTTTGCGAAAGCTGATGCTTTTGCTTTACCTGTTGCGTTATAAGGAAACTTTCTTGTTTTCATCTTGCCCGATGTAGAGCATTTATATTTTACTGTTGGCATAATATTACTTCTTACTTTTCTTTGCGTAGTTAGGGTCTTTACAATATTTACTTGCAGCCATATTCGCATATGCTGATGGATAGGTATCAAAGGTTCGCTTTGCCCAAGCTATACCTGCTGAACATATTTTATTACTTTTCTTTTTAGTTCTTCCTGCCATTACTTACCTTGTCCTTTATATATTTTTTTATAGTTCTTAGAACCCTTGTTCTTTGAAGTTTTAGATTTAGCGTGGACTCCTTTACGCTTAACCTTTTGTTTTTTATTATAAGAAGCTAATACTAACTTAGGCATTTTTTCTTCTTGGTCTTTGCGGTCTTGCTCCTAGTTTAGGTCCACTACCAAATCCTGCTAGTCCTCTAATATTTCCAAATGGATTAGGTGCTTGTCTTCTTTTCTTTCTAGTTGGTGCGGTTGTTTTATTCCAACGAGCAATAGCACGGTCCTTAAAATTTACTTTACCGTACTCATCTTTAAGGCTATCTCCATAAGCCTTTAGTGCCCCTGATACATACTCTTTATTCTTTCGAGTGTCTCTTTTAGCCTTTTTACTCATTTTTAATTATCTTTGTCTTGCAAATTTAATGAAATTTATTTTATGTCTAAAAATCAAGATTACCTAAAATATTGGAAAGTAATAAGGTATTATGTGCAGGCTAAGTACGGTATAAGGTCAGCAGACCTAGATATGCTACTGTTCCTATATTCTGAAAAATACTTTGGCAAACAACAGTTTAATGACTTCGATAAACTACTATCTTGGGATATAAACCGATTTAATAGATTACTTAGTGATGGATGGATATCAGTCTTTAGAAAACGTCAAGGCAACAAAAAGACATTGTACGAATTATCGTACAAAGGAAAGCGAATGATTTCTTCTGTATATAAGAAACTTAATGGTGAGGAGATACCGATGAGTGAATCAGCCAACCCTATGTTCGCTAAGAACGTGTCATTTTCCGATAAGGTCTATCGTAATATGATTGTCCGTATGAACAAGTACATTAGAGAACAACGACAACATCATTTTCAGAAATGATGGTATACGGCTCGTTCTCAATCAACATTGTAAACCCTGCTCGCTTGTCGTAGTATATCTCATCATTCTCCTTAATGACCTCTACTGTACTTCCCGGCTTAATTACTAAACCCTTCTTATATCGCATCTGATTTGCATCCTCTGCTGATAACAACAACCCCGAGGAGGTTTTTATTTCCTCCTCGATTGTTTTAATTACTATGTATTTCCCTATTGGTTTCATTTCTCTTCGTAGCTTCGTGCCATTGTAATAATGGCGTTAGTGGATAGAATAGTTACCGCAACTGATACAGCATTCTGTAGTGCGTTCTTAGTTACCTTCAATGGGTCAATAACACCCATCTTGTACATATCACCAAACTCACCTGTCTTAGCATTGTATCCGTAGCTTACACCATTGTCTTCAACTATTGTCTCTACAACCTTGTCTATATCGCCACCTGCATTTCTTATAATCTGATTGAACGGCTCTCTTAATGCGTTCTCCATTATGTTAGCAGCATCCAAATTGTATGGTCTAGTATCATCATCGAAATTCCAAATCATCTTACCTATCCCCCATAACGCTATTCCACCTCCGGGTAATATACCTTCCTCAAGTGCTGAACGTACTGCACAGACAGCATCATCAATCCTGTCATACAGCTCCTTCTGCTCAAGGTCTGTCTTGCCACCTGCATATATCACACCTATACCACCTGTAAGTGATGCGATACGGGATAGTATAAACTCCTTGTCCTCTTTTTTATTTGTGTTCTTGTGCTGCTCCCATAGCTGCTCAACCCTCTCATCAATCACCTCACTATGCGTGTCCTCATCCTTGATAATAATAGTTGACTTATCTGCTGCAATAATCTTAGCTGCGTGACCTAGGTCCGCCATCGTCATAATGCTCAAGTCATCACCTGTCTTCTCAGAGAAGTATGTCGCACCTACCGAGATAGCTATGTCCTGCATCAGCTCGTGTTGCTTGTAACCAAAGTTAGGTGGCTGCACCACACATACCTTCAAGTTACTCTTCATAACATTCGCTGCGAGTGTGTTAAGCACGTTACTAGAGCAAGGTGCTATAATCAATAACTTCTTGTTCTCCTGTATGATTGGTTTAAGTATACTCTCTATGTTTAGTATGTTCGCTATCTCAGCATCACTAACCAATACATATGTATCTTCCAATATACATTCATCCTTCTTTTGGTCGTTAATGAATAACGGACTAGAGTACCCTCTATCGACTTTTATACCTCTAGTGGACTCATAGTATGTCTCAGATGTCTGCGACCTATCTACGGTCACTATACCATTCTCTCCAACCTCTTTATATACCTCCGCTATTATCTTACCTAACTCCGGGTCGTTGTTTGCAGAAATAGTTGCCACATCTTTGAGGTTTTTCTTTGTAACCTTTTTAGACTTACTCTTCAACTCCTTTACAACATCCTCTGTTATCCTTACCATATCACGAAGTACTTCAGTCTTGTTTGTGTCATCAATAACATCCATACCTGTCAATACCATCTCCTCAGTAAGCACAATAGCTGTTGTCGTTCCATCACCTGCTGATGATGCCGTACGTTCAGAAGCCTCCTTCATCATACGTACAGCTAAGTTCTCTACAGGGTCAATTAAGCTAACTGCCTTAGCTACTGTGACACCATCCTTAGTTACCGTAATGCCGTGTGTGTGATTTGGTGATTCGATTAGTACAGTCTGACCTGACGGTCCTAATGTTGACTTGACTGCACCTGAAATGGTTTTGATACCATTAATAAGTTTGTCTCTTCCCTCCTTGCCGAACTTTAAGTTCTTCGGAGTGTATCCGGATTCATTCATATTAGATTAAATTATTTGCAGCAAATATAATAAAAAACCATTACAATATACAGTTGACGTGCTGACGACTTTTTTTCCCTATATATATATATATTATATACTACTACTACTACTTTCTTAGAATCTCTACAATAAGAGGTAAAGTCGTCAAGTCGTCAGGATGTACAGTATCACTCATTCTTCTCGTCAGAAAGTCGTCATTATTTCGTCAGCTTTCGTCATAAAAAAAGGGATAATCCGAAAATTACCCCTTCTAAACAATTAAAACACAATATAAACAAACTATTTTATAGTCCGAATATTTTTGATTTCATTTCTCCCAATGCAACTCCCTCAGAAAGCATTGCGATTTTTTCCATCCTCTTGATGGCTTTTTTATTTTCAACAGCTTGTTGGATTCCTGTTACTCCATCTTTGTTTTTGTGAAGGTGTCCCTTCAATCTGTTTTTTGAATTAATCATATCTTTTGGTATTTAATGTGTAAACTTAATAAACCTAAGTACAAGATAAACTCTCCGTAGTCAAACTCTTCATCTGCTCCGTAGTAAGAAAAGCCTAACGCAAAACCTATGTGAAGTCTGTTCTGTAAACTTATCTCGTACTGCATATGCAAATATAACATTTTATTAGGTATATAGAACCAACGGGTTCTATGGGGCTCTGACGTTGGCGTGCCTAATAGAAAACTAAAAAATAAAAAAGGGGTGGGGGTAGTGTTTCAGTCGTTGCAGTCGGATTTTTTGGCGATTTAGTCGTGGGCGTGTGCGTGTGTGGGCGTGTATGTGTGTGTACGCATGTTACCTATGGGGGAATGGTGGTACTGCCTATGGTGGTGTGGTGTGGCTTGGTGCTAGTGGTGGGTGGTGGCACTAGCAATAGTGTACTATGATACACAACTTAAGTGCTTGTAAGCGTTTACAATCGCTTGTAAGCGTTTAATATATTTAACAGATAACAAGAGGTGAGGCATAACCCCTTAGACCAATTTCATATGACCTAACAAATCATAGTGAACTTTGACATAAAATCTTGAGATGATATTCTTATCAATTCGATTTAAGGCTATTTAGAGCCGTTTTAAGAGACTTTAGTACCTTTTTGGGGTACTGATACCTAAAAGAAAAGATAATCTAATCGCCTGATAATCAGTCAGTTACAGAGGTGATTTTGTTCAATACTCGTTCAACCCCAATGAAATCAAGGGATGAGGTTATATTAATACATCTAGACCTAATGATATCAATGGATTAGACTACAATTAGACTAACAACAAATGCTCAAATAAATTTTTTCTCGCTGATTATCAGTGAGTTACAAATTATTTTCGTTTAATATTAGTTTATTCCAATTTTAATTTATAATCTTTGTAAACCAAATCGCAAGGAGGTATGTCTCCAAAATTGACAGATTAGGTGCTAACAGACTGATAATCAAGCAGTTACAGAGTTTAACTCAACGTAACTAACTGATAATCAGCCACTTACAAGGTATGATGTTGGAATACATCGAGGCGTACACAATCGCAGTAACTTGTAAGGGATAGTTCTTTGACATATTGATACAAAGCTAGTGAGAAACCTACCCTAAACGTACATAGTACGATGCAGTAAGGATGGACAGAAGAGTTAGGATGGAATCTTGGGTTGGATATACGAACACGAACGTATAACGATATGCACCGCAGTCGAGTATCAATAATGAAGGGATTTGCACCGAATTGCAAACTAAAAACACCAAAGAAATTAAGCCCATTCTGCTAGACGGAATGGGCTTTTGGTGGTATAAAACAATAACACAATGAATAATTTAACACAACAAGAAGTAAACTTCTTAAACAAAAAAGTAGTAAAGTCTAACCTAAAATTAGCAGAGTTTAGCAAGAAATCAAAGTCAGCATCTGACTACAAAATAGAGGCGATGAAACGCACTATTGCGGAGTATAGATTGGTTGCACAAGGTTGCGATTGGTTGCAGTCAAAGGAAGGTAAAGCATTGCGTAAGGAGTGTGGAGTATTTGAGACTAAGGTTGAGTATGGTCAAAAGCTATACAATATCGGTCAATCAATGATTAGCCGAGTACACAAGTTTGGTAATATTGAGCAGTCATTCTTCGATGCATACCTTGAGTTTGGTAAGACCTGTCCAAGAAGATTCACACTAGATATCAAGCAAATACTGAAAGTGTATGTAGTCCTTGAGAACGATGGCGATAACTATAGTGCAGAGTTGATATGCGATGTCTTCAAAGCGTGGGAGACCAAAGATGAGGAAGAGCCAACACAAGAGCCAAGCGAAGAGCCAAGCGAAGAGCCAAGCGAAGAAGGTGAAGATTTAGCTACCTTGTTTAGTCTGAAGGCTAATGGTCAATGGTTCATCCACGATTCAGTAGACAACAAAGAGATGGCTGAAAGATTAATAAAAATAGCCAATCAGATACAATCATAAAAAGTGTACCATAGTACACACTATCATCTTGCCCCATATCGTAACTGATATGGGGTTAAGGTGGTAAAAAAAACAATAACATTATGAAGTTAGTTAAAAAATTAGATTACGAGACATTTGAAAACATCATTGTAACTGCTCTTGAGGGTGGTAGTAACTATTGGTATATGCTAGGTGACATAAAAGGTTGCCCATTGCCCAATGAGATGCCCGAAAAATATTATGCACCATCAGAACGTATAGCATACGGATTATGGCACAACAAAAATGCAAGGGTAAAGATATATGATTCAGAGAATCAAGAAGAGTTGTTAGGTATGCTAACATACGATAGTGTGAGAGAGAGAATGCAATTAGCTACTGAAGATTATTTGAGTGAGTTAGAGGCAATGATTAGTGGAGATTTTGATGCGTGGACAGCAGACACATTGTTTCAAGTATTAGTAATGGGAGAAGTAGTATTTGGATAAAATTATGAGAGAAACAATTTTAAAAGTCGTAGCAGTAAGCTATGCAATTATGACAATGATGCTAGTATGCATCTCACGAATAGATTTAGCTTGTATCTTCGGTCTAGTATCAATGATATCAGCATTAGAGTTAACACACATAAAGATTAAAAAATGAATAGAAGAATTGAAGAATGGGATAGAATAAGCTATCCCTACAAGCTAATGTACAAACGCAATGAGATAACTAACAAGTTGGACATTGTGAAGGTGTACTACAACGAACAAGGAGAATTTACCCACTATGATATAGTTGGGAGAGGTTAACAATTAAAACAATATAATTAGAAAAATGAATAGAGATAAACACATATGGGAAGGTTGGACAGTCGGAGATTTTATTGATGACATCGAACCAAGTTTTAGAATGATACAAAACAATCATATACCAACAATATTTGAAGGTTTTAAATCTAAGCAAGAATTAAAGCAATGGGTTAAAAATATGCAACCCTACTATAAAAAGCATATACCCGAAGTATACAAATACTTTTTAAGCAAAACAAATCTTTAACAAATACAATAAACAATAACACAATGAGTAAAACAGATTTTATTTACGACAAGATTAATGATGCAGTCATTGAAGGATTAAAGAAGGATGGTTTGAGTTGGTTCAAGCCATTCGGAGAGGGTGAGCAGATGTTCCCAATAAACTATGTCAGCAAACGCAGGTACAATGGGTTTAACATCTTCCTACTCAACGCAAAGATGAGAGAGAAGGGTTACGAGTATAACCAATGGTTGAGTTTCAAAGCAATAGCCAACAATGGCGGTAAGGTTAAGAAGGGTGAGAAGTCAACTGAAGTGTACCTATGGAGTATGAGTTGGTTGGACAATAAGACCAAGAATTTCATCAAGGATAGCAAAGAGGTAAACATCAACGAGAAGTTTGAAGGTATATTTAGATACAAGAAAATATTCTCAATCAAATACTATAGGGTATTCAATGTCGAGCAATGCGAGGGTATTGTACCGATTGGTGCAGATGAGCCGAAGGTAGAGAAGACCGAGAACAATCCAATAGAGGTAGCAGAGAGTGTGGTCAAGCGATACCTTGAGAATGAGCCGAAGTTTAAAATAGTACACGCAGAGAGTGGTAGAGCATACTACAATGTGATAAGAGACTTTGTCAACGTACCAAAGATTGAAGGCTTTACTGATTCAGATTCATACTACAAGGTATTGTTTCACGAGTTGGCACATAGCACAGGTCACGAGGATAGACTTAACCGAAAGTCATTGACAAAGGTTATGAATTGGGGCGATGAGACATACGCAAAGGAAGAGTTGGTTGCAGAGATAAGTAGTATGTATATGGTTGGGTTGCTTGGACTCGAGCCACATATAACCAATAGCCAAGCATATATACAAGGGTGGTGTAAGCATCTAAAAGACAAACCAAAGGAGTGTGTGTTTGCGATGCAACAAGCTACCAAAGTAGTGGACTATCTACAACGATAAAAAGTGTACTATAGTACACACAAACTATCATCTTGCCCCATACTGCTAGTCGGTGTGGGGTTGAGGTGGTAAAAAACAATTAAACAATTATAATTATGAAACAAGAAAAAATGAACAAAACCGAAAGGGCTAAAAAAATCTTAAAAGAGATTAGGAGACGAATGTGGGCAATGGAAACATTAAGTGATGGTTCTATAATGTCAAACAAAACTTTTGTAGCTATGATGAAATCAATGCCTCATATAGCAGAGAAGTGGCACATTCTTGAGGATAGAGAACATATGATTGAAAGATTTATTGTACGCAATAACTAGCCCATCATCTTGCCCCATAGCAGAGACGCTATGGGGTTGAGGTGGTAGAACAATTTAATAAAAACAATTATGAAATTTAACGATTTAAAATTTAAACAATTAGAAAATGGTGTGGGTGCTACCCATACATTTGACAATGGAACTACGATTAGCGTTCAAGCATCAGAGAATCACTACTGCTATCCAAAAGAAAATCTAAATTCAAAAAATGATTATTCATCTTTTGAGGTAGCCGTATTTGATATCGATAATGAGTTTGTAACAAAAGACTACATCAAAGATGCAGATGACGATGTATTCGGATGGGCAAAGCGATACGACATTGAAAACCTAATGGATTTGATATTAACTAAAATACGAGAGGGTAATCAGTTAGAAAAAGGTTTGACGTATGCAGTAGATAATAAATTCATTACGATGAGTCAAGCATTTGAAATTATAAGAAACATTAA